CCTATTTATTACAGTTCCTTAATCGTTATTATATCCGCTGACACAGGAGCTGTACCAAAAGTTAATGTTGTTCCAGAAATACTGAAATCGGTAGTTGGTCTCTGGAATACACCATTTAAGAACACCAAAACATTTTCTACTGTTTGACCGTTTGTTACTGTATATGCAACTGTCGAACCGTCACCAGTATATGCTCTTGTATTGCAAGACAATTGACCTACGCCAATTGTTTTATTTGTTAGAGTTTGCGTTGCAATCTCTGAAACTAATGTTGAGTTACTACCTTTTGGTAATAACATTGTGTTTGTAACACTTTCACTATGAGGTTGTGCTTTTAAAATTTGACCATGGCTGTTTGCATGGCAATTTAATTGTATTTGGCCTTCAACCGAAGAACCATCACCTCTAAATTCTGTTATATTTGTAGCACTATTTACTAGTAAGTTACCTGAAGCATTTGTTAATGTTTCTGTTTGAACACTTGTCAAACCTGTTACACTACTATTTAGAGTTAAATTTACATATTCACCTGAAACTGTTGACGTTAAATTTGTGCCACCTGTTATAGCAAGTCTTTCTCCAACATCTATTGTTGATTCAGTAGAACTTTCATCTACAACTCTAAAAAGTGTACCTGTTACAGTATTACTACCAATTGCTATTGCCTTGTTTGAAAGAGTTTGTGATTTAGAAGATATTGCTAAAGTAGAACCGTCACCTAATTCTGTATAGATTTCATTAAAATTATCATTAATTAAATCACCGCCGGCACGAATAGTAGTACCTGTACCGTCATTTGCCGAAGAACCAATGTTAATTGTTTGTTTTGCCATTTTACTCTCTTAATTTCCCTAATATTTATACAAGTTTTACTATGCTACATCAAAAGTTTTGTCAGTTTGGTCAAATGTTATCGAAGTTAATGAAAATTCTTCAGCAGGAGCAGATACTTTGATTTCTACTGGTATTGTTATAGGTTGCTTCATTTGACTTATATTATATTCTGCAATAGTAAATCGTTCACCATCTATTGCCGTATCACTAAAACCTGTGGCTCTATGGTCTGCCCAATTTACCATTTTCAAAGGTGAAATATATCTATTTACTCCGTTTATACTACCTGCAATAGATGTAGTTTGAGAATTTGTATGTGTTCCTGAATACATATTACTTGAACTAAAAGGATTTGTGTAAATATCTAAACTTTTCATTGTTGGTCCACCATATGCAAAACCTCGTAGATAACTAGCACCTCTTGATGTAATATTATATAGCGTACTTTTTTGACTTAATAGAATTGTATATGTTCTTCTTAAAGTTATATCTCTCGTATTTGGTGTAAAGTGTTCACTTGTGCTATCGTCAAAGTCTGGGTCAACACCATGAGTAGCATTTGCTCTTTGAGTTGTACCGTCATCTGTTGTTCCAAGTCTTCTACCAAAGATAGTAGAGAATAAAGTATTGATAACACCAAATATTGGACTTTCTGAAATACCAGATATTTGACCATCAACTGGTTGTGAAATTTGAGCACTAATTCTATTTTCAATATTTACTTGTCCTGTAAAGTAGAAACCTGAAGTGTGCATTGTCTTTTTAAAACTATCTCGCCAGTCATTGATTGCACGACCAACTTTAATAACATAAGAGAAGTCTTGATAATATAAACTATCTTGTATTCTCATTGCGTCATCTGAGATATGACCATCTTCATTTATAAATGCACCGTTAGTATCGCCAACAGCTGTTACAGTTGTTGTAGCAGTTGATTGTTGAACTTTTGCAATTGTAGCAGTAGCACCATTAGCTAATGTAATTGTTCTACCTGCTTGAAATATACCACTTGAAGATTTAAATTTTAAAATTTGTAATGTAGAATTAAAAGATGTAGATGTAGCAGTTACAGTTGAACTTGAACTATCTAGTGAAGTCATGCCTTGGTCTGCAACAAAAGTACCTGATATATCTTTTAATATCATAGCACCTGGAATATCTAAAGTTGGTGGACTAGGCGATTGATGATACTCTGCACCTGGCTCAACAATTTTTAAACCTAAAACTCTGCCGATATTATCACCATTTGCTAAAATTTTTGCACCATCACCAGCTGAACTTGTAATTGTAATTACAGGTAAAGTTGTATAGTTAGAACCTGGTGTTATCAATCTAATATCTGTAATATCATTTGAACCTGTTCCTGATTCTTGAACTATTTTATTACCTGTGTAATTATCACCTCTAACTGTTTCATCTTCTAAAATAATATGGTCTTCGGTTGTAGAAGTTGAATCTTCAGGTGTTAAACCACCGTTTACTAAAGAAACTTCAGCAGTAGCGTTACCACCACTTGTATTTGCATTATTGAAAACTAAATTATCACCTATTTCATAACCTGTACCTGCGTCATCAATAATAAAATCTGTAATACCACTATTACCAATTGCATTAACTTGAATTATTGAACCTGTACCACCACCTGTTACTGGTACACTATCGTTTTCAGCTGATAAAAATCCATCATTTGTAATTGATATTGTTCCTGGAATACCTGAAGTAGTTGCTTTAATAAAAACAGAAGCACTATCTGATTCTGTACCTCGCACTTCTTCACCAGTTTGAAATGTTCCTGTAATAGTGTCGCCTGCTAAAGTAAATTCTGTTATTTCATTTGCACCTATTTGAAACTTAGATACTGCTTCTACAAAGGCAGTTGCACCTGAAGATTGTCCTGTTATTGTTCTACCTACTAATTTAGATGTATCAGAACCAAAAAAAGCAATTGCTCTTATAATTTTATTTGTAGTCCATTTACCGTCAGATACACGCAACATATTTTCTCTAGGATAAATTGTTTCTGAAGGTAAACCAAATAACATTCTAAAAAATATTTCATGGCCTCTACTTGTACCTTTTGCTCTATAAACTGATTTAATATTTTTAATTAATTTTCTTTTGTCTATATCTGCATTTAAATTTTCTGGAATTGTATTTAAAAATTCATTTCTAAATTTAGTTAAGAAGTTAGCTATTACTTTGTCGGGGTCCCTAAATTTTAATAAGTCTTGAATTGTATTTACAGGATTAGGTCTATAATCATTTAACAATGCCGTTGCATTAGAACTAGCACCAACAATTTCTTCACCGTCTATAAATTTATTTTGTGCTGTTATATACAGTTTACCATTGTCTAAATCTTCTTTTAAAATTACAGCAGTTGCTTTTGAAGTTTGACCTGTGATAGTTTCACCTCTAGTAAATTTACCATAAGTAGAACTTTCTAAAATAACTTTATCGTTAGCGTCTAGTTGTGTTCTATCTGTATCTAATCTTGAAGCGTCTAAAAGAAGTGTACTTGTATCTGTATTTAATTCAGATTCTAATTGTATGCCATCTGTTGATTGAACACTTGTTACAGAAACCTCTGCTGATTCCATAAAAGTGAAATAAGATTTTACAAACTCTAAAAACTTTGGGTGGTCAGAAACGACAAATTCTGGCGCCTGACTGTTTATGAGATTGGATATCTTATCAGTAAATTTGGCCATCTGATAAATCCTTAATAACTACTTGTTGTCGTATAACCTACACCAGCGTCAGCAGAACCACCAACAAATGTATCTGCTTCAACTGTTATTGTTGAATTAGCTGTATCTATATTTAAGATTTGGTCTCTTACAGGTACAACATCATTAGAACTAGGCGTAACTGTTAACTCTATAACTGTTGAAGCTGCGCCTCTAATATTTTCTACTACTGATACATTTAAAGAACTTATTGAAACTGCACCAGTAGAATAATCAATTGTACCTTGTGTGTTGTTTGCATATGTTCTTGTAGAACCTGATAAACTATATCGTCTAACATTTCCTTGTCCATCATCATCTAAAAAATAAATTGTATCAGCGTCACCATCTATTTTAAAACCTGTTGAACTTAAAATACCACCTGAAGCAGAATTATGTCCTGAATGAGGATTGTATAATGAGTTTCTAAAGTAAACATCATATTTTGATGATGTACTAATTAACGGTGTAAATGTTTTTCTAATTTTAACTTTTGTAATATTTGATACAATACTTGTATCTGTACTATCAATAAGACCTATAATTTTTGAATATCTAAAAACACCATCAAATTGATTTAAAGTGTTTGTATTGTAATTTGTTAAAGAAGTTATTACATTTGATTTTATTGTATCTGCTGTTTTAGTTGTTGCCTCTGCATTAAACTTAACTGTTGAAGTTAATAATATTGAAGTTGTTTCCGGGTCAACAAACTCTGGTCTTACTGATACAACATTGTATTTTTTTAATTGTGCTTTTATACTTTCTTTTGTTGATTGTGAAAGTGTAGAACCTGAAATTGGTTTGATTGCAATTTTAACAACACCATATTGTGGTGTTTCATCATCTTCACCACCCCATGCACTTACTGATTGAGCATTTGCATAAACTGATTTTACAATTGTTTCATAATCTTTAGAAGTTACTGCTCTGTCTTGAGCTGTATATTGTAGAGGTGCATTATATCTAATTGATTCTTTTGTTTGTGGTTCTGAACCGTTAGCTGCGTTTGATGTAGTTGTGATAGT